GCACGGATAAATAAAATTAACACGGCCCCGATCGTTTGCTGTACAGGAACGCTTTGGGGTTTTTTTATTGACTTTAATTCAATAAGTACTGGCATGATTACCTGGTATGCTGATTTGAAGATCCAAATTTATGGAATCGTTTCTTAGAACAACATATTGAATCAGGCGACACGCAAAACTTTACCACGCATCAGCAATTAGACAGTTCTATTTTTAAATTTTGCAAACAGCCATTTCAGTTTAAAACATTTACAGAATACACGCCTGGGAAGAACGTTGTTATAATTGGACTTCGCGGTGAATGGACTCCTTTGAAATTAAAGTACATTAAAGAATGGTTTATCGGCGATTCAACTAGGCAGGCTGCTCGTCGTGACCCCAACTGCCAAATTGTAATTGATTATTCGGAAGAAGGCTTTACTACAGAATTATTTGGTGATTTTTGGTATTGGATTGAAGGAAACAACTTATCCGATTATGTACTGTATATCAGTTCAAGTTGTGATGTAGAAGATTTATATAACGAATGGTGCCAACAAAACCGTTTACATTCAAACATAGAAGCTGTTTGGCACGGATTCTTTGCCACCTGGTTATTGCGCGATAGAATAATGTGTCAAAACAATAATATAAGTAGTTAACTATGAAGATATCAGAAAACTATCGCGATCGCATGATCCGAATTGAAAAAGAATTGGATAAGGTAAGTCCTTCTTACTGTGTTGCCAAATGGCAGCAAGTTACAATTCATTTGGCAACGGGACAAACACACTCGTGTCATCATCCGGCCACGCATAGAATTCCATTGGCAGAAATTGCAGTGAATCCGGCTGCACTACATAATACCTGGCACAAGAAAAATACACGAAAGCAAATGCTTGAGGGCGAGCGTCCAGATGAATGTGATTATTGCTGGCGTGCCGAAGATGCACCTGGCGAACATTTTAGCGATAGAATTAAAAAATCCAGTGACACCCATTGGGCAGAACACCTAATTGAACCCAGTGCAAAAATGCCGTGGGACGCTGATGTAATTCCTTCTTATGTAGAAGTATCATTTAGTAATGTATGTAATTTTGGTTGTGCGTATTGTTCACCAGAAATTAGTTCCACCCTGATGCAAACTGCAAAGCGACATGGCCCACTTAAATTAAGCAAACACACTGATCACGATATAACCTGGCTAGTAGATTCTAACAGAATGCCAATTCCCAATCGCGAAACAAATCCTTACATTGACGCATGGTGGGCCTGGTGGCCCACACTGTACCCTAATCTTCGCACGTTTCGTATTACCGGCGGTGAACCTTTACTAAGCAAAGAAACATTTAAAACGCTAGACTGGATTATTGCCAACCCTAACCCCGACTTAGATCTTGCTATCAACACTAACTTGTCTGTGGATCAAAATCTATTAGATGAATTCTTTGCCAAATGTAAAATTATCAAAGATGGCGGCTTGGTTAAACGTCTGCAGATCTTTACAAGCTGTGACACATGGGGTACACAAGCAGAATATATCCGTCAGGGCTTAGACTATAAAAAATGGTACTATAATCTGTGGAATCTTTCATTGCGCTATCCTACACTTGACGTTACTATCATGTGTACATTTAATTTGTTAAGTATTCCTCACTTTAAGAAGTTCTTAAACGATGTATTAAGTGTCAGACGTAGTGCAACTGTTATTAACAAAGTAAATGGCATACGTGGTATAAACTTAGATTTTCCATACTTGCGTCATCCTCGTTATCTAAGTGCATTGATTGCAGATGCGAATATGGTCAACAACTTTGCAGATATTGTACGCTGGGCAGAAAACAATGTTGCAAAGTTTGACGAGTTTGATTATCATGATGGATTTTACCCGCACGAAATTGACAATTTAAAACGATTGATTAACATCATGCGAGCAGAAGACCCTGAATCGTCTGACAATAAAACTGCACGACATGATTTTTATCTGTATGTCAATCAGCATGATGCCCGCAATGGTACTAGCTTTGCTGTAGTGTTTCCGGAGTTTGAGCAATTTTATAACCGTTGCCGAGAAGAATACGAAGCAGCGTATCCTGAGAGAATCAATGATTGAATTTGGTTTTCAGAATTGGAATGTTGAATATGCTTGGTGGTGCCCAAATACTGTTCCTGCAGACTTTAACTATGGCACCACCAAGCAGATTCCATTGACACACGGTACCCAATGGTTTGACCTAGGCAATTATTACCGCCCGGAGCCAAACTTGGCGCTAAATGGACAGCCAATGCGCAATGATTTTCTTTATCGACACGGCAATGTAAAATACACACACTTACCAAACTTGAAGAATCAGAAGTATATATTCCCTGTTATGGTCAGGGATACAAGTTATTTTTCTAACAATAGAAACTACGGTTTTGACTTTGTTGATCCTGTAGTGTTTGAAGATGTCAAGGCCAATCGTGCTCGTATTGTGTTAATGTTTCCGCTGGAAGGCACAAGCGGTGAAATAAATTTCAAAGATGATTATGAAATACTAAATTCATGGTGTGTTAAACACGGCTTAACACGCGATCAAGTTTATTATATTCATGGCAATTTTAAAGGAGCCCAGCTGAGCCGAGACTTTAACTTTACTACGATCCCTATCAATCACTTTCTTTGTTGGGTACCGGGTACACGCCAGCATACTACTGCATTTAACCCAATCGATTCGCAGGACTTATTTTTAAGCTATAATCGCCGTCCAAGACCGCATCGCACAATACTAATGTGTGAGTTGATTCGTGCAGGAATAGTTGATCGCGGCCTTGTTAGCTATTACGGTGACAATATAAAGGACAGTGTTCGCAGAGTTAAACTATACGATCGTCCTGGATTAGAACCCGAAGCTGTGATATTAGACAGCATGATCCCCAAAGAAATTGACATGGATCTGGGCGCAAATAATCCAGCTTGGAACATAGTAGAAGAACACTATAATCGAACATTTTGCAGCTTAGTACCCGAAACACTGTATGATAGCAATGTGCTATTCTTTTCGGAAAAGACTTGGAAAACTATAGCAGTTGGTCACCCTTTTATGCTAGTGTCAAGTCCCGGCATGCTCAAGGCTCTAAGAGAAATGGGCTACTATACTTACGGTGCCTGGTGGGACGAAGGATACGATGTAATAAAAAATCTCGGTGACCGAATACGACATATTGCAAATGAACTAAAAAGATTAAGCATGATGTCAAGAGATCAATTGATTAATATGCGAGCTTCTATGCAGCCAGTGGTTGAGCATAACCAACAGTTGTTCAATGCACAATGGGCCAACAATTGCTCAGAAGACGAATACAGACAACTTTATCGAATTGTAGAAAACATCTGGAATTCATTTTAATAAATACTATTTTAATTAAGGATTGACAATGAAAGTAGCAATGATTGGATTGGGCAAGTTAGGTTTGCCGTGTGCAGAAGTAATGGCTGAACATTACGAAGTTTGCGGGTATGACGTTAACATCGTAGATCCAACTTTAACGGTTAACATTAAAAGTTCCGTTGCCGAAGCAGTTGTTGGATGTGATCTAATCTTTGTAGCAGTACCAACTCCCCATGACCCGGCCTATGGCGGCAGTAGTCCGATTACAGATTTGCCACCTAAAGACTTTGATTATTCTATTGTGCAACGTGTATTAGCTGAAATCAATCCACATGTTAATAAAAGTCAATTGGTAGTTCTGATTAGCACAGTATTGCCAGGCACAGTTCGCAAGCACTTAGAACCGCTTATTACCAACGCACGTTTCATTTACAATCCTTATCTTATTGCAATGGGTTCTGTGAAGTGGGATATGGTCAATCCAGAATGTTTAATCATTGGTACAGAAGATGGAAGTCGTACAGGTGACGCAGGTTTACTAATTGACTTTTACAAACCTATTATGAAAAATGAACCACAGATTAATGTGGGCACTTGGGACGAAGCAGAAGCTATTAAGATTTTCTACAATACATTCATCTCTGCTAAGATTGGTCTTGTTAATATGATTCAAGACGTTGCTGAAGCAAATGGCAATATCAACGTAGACGTCGTCACTGATGCACTAAAGGCAGCTACACAACGTATCACTGGGCCGCGATACTTAACAGCAGGTATGGGTGATGCCGGCGCTTGCCATCCACGCGATAATATTGCACTACGCTGGTTAGCACAAGAGCTTGATCTTGGTTACGATTTGTTCCATGCGTTTATGGGCAGTCGAGACATGCAAGCTAAAAAGATGGCTGAACGCTTGATTGCTTTAAGCAAAGAAAACAACATGCCCGTGGTAATTCATGGTCGTGCATACAAGCCATATGTTGAATACACAATTGGCAGCTATAGTGAATTAGTCGGACATTATGTTAGTGCTGCTGGTGTAGAGTTGCATTATGTAGATCCTCTAACAGAAGACTTTCACCAACCTGAAGTTCCAAGTGTAGTGCTAATGGCACACAATGCAGCAATAACATACTCAGGCACAGGAGTTGAAATCCAAGATGAAATTTTCTACTGCGCAATTCCACCAGGCAGTATCTTAGTTGATCCGTGGCGCAAATTACCGAACATGTACGGATGTAAGGTGATCCATTATGGAAATCCAAGAAAGAAATAATAGTATGAAAATCATAATTGCCACTGGGGGATTTGGTCCCACCTTGCATAAATAAACATGTAGGAGATACACTATGTTTATTAAAAACAAGTACTCAAAATGTTATTACCGCATCATTGAAAATAGGAAATCTAACCCAGTCACTGGGTATTCTGAAAAACATCATATAATTCCCCGCAGTCTTGGGGGCAGCAATAAAAAAGAAAATTTGGTGTCATTGACTGCAAGAGAACATTTTATTTGTCATAGATTGTTAGTAAAAATGACAACCGGAACCGATAAAATGAAAATGTCATATGCTATAAGATGCCTGATTAATCAAGAGAACCAACACCAACAGAGATACAAACTTACTTCCAGAACATACAATGCCATAATAGCAAATACACGAGAAAATATTTCTAAACATCAACGTGGTGAGAATAATCCATTCTATGGAAAAACTCATTCAGCAGAAGTTAGAGCAAAGATGCGGGCTAAGAGAGCGTTACAGGTTATGCCAAGTCGCTCCGGTAAAGTGTATTCTGAAGAAACAATCCAACGCTGGCGCCAAGGAAACAAAAAACAGTTCGAAGATCCTGCACAAATTGAAATGAGGCGGACTGCTTGCAATAAAATACAAGGAATGAAAATTTATCACAATCATTTGGGCAAAACAAAATATTATTTTGAAAATACTCAACCAGATGGTTGGATATTAGGAAGACCATCTAAGAAAGGGGGTGTAGTATGAAGATAGTTCTAGCTACAGGCGGGTTTTGACCCTATCCATAGTGGGCATATTGCCTATCTTAAAGCCGCAAGGCAACTTGGTGATATCCTAATTGTTGGACTAAACAGTGATGCTTGGCTTGAACGCAAGAAGGGTCGAGCTTTTATGCCGTTTGCAGAAAGACGCACAGTGCTAGAAGCGTTGCAATGTGTAGATGAAGTTGTAGCGTTTGATGATAGTGACGACAGTGCGGTCAAACTATTGGAAAGCATGCAACAAAGTTATTCCTATGCTGAGCTTGTGTTTGTCAATGGTGGTGATCGAACTGCTGCAAATATTCCCGAAATGTCAGTTAAGAATGTGCTGTTTAAATTTGGTGTAGGTGGCAGCAATAAAGCCAATTCAAGCTCGTGGATCTTAGAAGAATGGAAAGCTCCTAAGACAGAACGGTCATGGGGCTACTATCGCGTACTACACGAAGTGCCAGGTACAAAAGTAAAAGAACTAACAGTTATGCCGGGTCAAAGTTTAAGCATGCAACGTCATGCATACCGTAATGAATATTGGCATGTAAGCGAAGGGCGGTGTGTAGTAAACAGTCAGATGAGCAGCGGCTACCAACTGCCTCCAAAAGAGCTCGGACTACACACGACTCATCAGATTCCCATTGGCGAATGGCACCAACTAAGTAACCCGTTTGATGAGCCATGTCGCATCGTAGAGATCCAATTTGGATCACAATGTGTAGAAGAAGACATCGAACGCAAAAGCACTTGACAATTAGCTAACGCTCGTGTATACTTGCTAGGTAAGCCTTTAACTAACCGGAGATATACATGAGCTTTTCACCAGAACAAATCGCAAAACTTAAACGAGTGATCCAAGAGGGCATCCAAGTCAAACGTGAAATTGACGACCTTAGCGTGGGCCTTAAGGAAACTGTTGCTGCCATTGCAGAAGAAATGGAAATCAAGCCAGCAGTGCTGAACAAGGCCATTACCAAAGCATTCAAAGGTGACTTTGAAAAGGATCAATCTGACCTTGACGCAGTTGAAGAAATCCTCGACGTCACTGGCAACAAGATCTAATGCGCCAACTTCTTGCAGGCATTGCCAGCTACATTCGCGAAGACTGGCGAGAAAATCCTGTACGTTGCGTACTAGAAATTCTCGCTTGGTTCATGAGCATTGGATGTGCAATTACCATGGCATTCACAGTGCCTAATCCTCCTTTTCTAATCCTGTACCCAATCTTTATTGCACAGTGTCTGATCTTTGCTTGGGCTGCTCGCACTCGCGGCAGTGTTGGTATGTTGGCAAACTACGGTCTGTTGGTCACAATTGATACTATCGCATTAGTAAAGATGTGGATGGCATGAAATGGACCAAAAAGTTGTAGTAAACCATTGGCGTTATGAAGATGGTTGGAGTGATATTCCTTATGTACTGTTAAAGGATAAGAACAGTCTCACTCGCGAATTCCGTGAGGAAGTAGTTGGTTGGCACTGCTGGGTATACTGCAACGATCACCACGAGTTCATTGCTTGGATGGAAGAGCATTGTCCTGGCGCAGACTGTACACCACGATTCAACTCAGGAGACCCAATGATTACTGTGAGTATCAAAG